CACAGGTATTAACGAACACAATCTTTTGCGAGAAATTTTAGAACGGTAGTACTGTCTAAGTTTCTTATTTGGGTGTTTAATCCAACGCAAAAGTTGTGCATCCCGCGGGTCTTCAAATGGATTGTAATGTTGTTCATCAATCATCTCCGATGAACGCATACTTTCCCAAAAGTACGGAGCCACGGTCTCAACAAATCGATCTTTCGGCACTTGTGCGCGAAAGACGAAAGACCAACCAAAGATTTCCTTATTCCACATAGGTTTTGTGCATGGCACATACCAATCAAGGGAATAAGGGTCTTCAATTTTTAGCCCCGATGTATCGGGATACAAAGGAGGTACGACTACTACGCGACCATCTATTGCTGATATTTCTCGCAGCAACAAATGGACAGCTTGGGGCACTTCGGCCCTACTCCACCGCCTTAACAGACCATTCAAAAGTTTGTAACAAAAGGTGACATACTGGCTTTTCCCCATGTCGCACCCAACCTGTTCTGGTTGGAATGGACGCACATCTACTCCATGGAAGTAATCACCTCCACAGCTTTCACGGAAGTAGCTAGAGGCAAACGTTTTATCAACATTAATCCCTAACCCGATTTTTGGAAAAATCGCCAGAACATAATTGTGCATTTTACGTGGATATATCAAATCGTCCCCGTAAACACTAATACGTCCCGGACAGTCCGTGAGCTCCGCAATAGACTTAAGCAGAGCATAAAAGATGAGTGTTTGCAACGTAAAGGTAAATCCGATCCCCATTGCCATAAAACTTTGCAATTGGATTCGCTGTCCATCAATGTCAACATGGGATACTCTTCCAAGTTTTAATTGACGGAACCAGGGCCTCGGAATGAGGCGATTTATCAATTGCACAATAAACGAATCACTGGCCTTCCTAAGGTCGGCAGTAACATATTTACGTGTTCTTGAAGAGGCTTTAGCTAAACGCTGCTGAATACTTTGCAAGCGCTTAATATTAAGGCCTTCTCTCTTTAATCGCGATTGGATCATACAACCTAATGCGTACGAGTGCATAGCACCAATAACTGTATTAGGCGTAATAGTGCGATCCGTTGCATAACTTTTGGGTACAGCTACAACATCGAGCGTATCCACAAGCATTGCAGCTGGTCCTTTACTGGACTCTTCCTGCAAAATCTGTTGGAGCAATACATCGCCCTCCAGATAGGCTTTCAGCCACTTGTGATGGTCTAGGGATCCTGACAGTCGTCTCATCTTAATTTCCAGATAGGACTCTGAAAACGGTACTCCTGTATTAGCCCTCCTTCCAAATCTGACGTAATCATATAACTCATCTTGGCAAAAATCGCCAAGCACTCGTTTAATAATGCTACGAGCGCGCTGCAATACAGTGAAAGTACTTACACTATACTGCGGTGGGACACCCAAAGTTGTTTGATATTCTGCAAAAGTACTCAATGCAGAAGCTTTGCGTGCCTCAGGAGTTAAAAGGTCAGTTTTAAATGTATAGCGTTTAAATAGGTTCTCCAATTGATACTGGCGTTT